AAAGAAACTTGTATCGTTTGGTGTAGATGCTGCTTGCTCACTGTTAGTAACAACAGTTGCACCATTTAATTTATCTGATGTTATAGATCCAGCAGCATAATGTTCGTTATCTAAAGCTCCGGCAGCTATGTGCTCAGAGTTAATAACATCATCTTGTATATTACTTCCATCTATTATATCATTACCTAAATGTTCGTGATCTATAGAACCATCTACATAATGCTCTGAGTTAACTGCATTATCAGCTAATTTAGTGCTGTCAATTATATCTGCTGCTAAATGCTCACGATCAATAGATCCGTCAGTGTAGTGTTCAGAGTCAACAGCGTTGTCTGCTAGTTTAGTTCCATCAATAGCGTCAGCTTCTAGTTTTGCTCTAGTTACCGCACCGTTTAATATTTCAGTAGTTGTAACTGCATTGTCTGCAATCTTAGTTGATGATATTGCTGAGTTAGATAAATGTTGTTCATCTATACTTCCATCTACGTAGTGCTCAGAATCAATTTGGTCATCTGCTATAAGAGCATTTGTTATTTGGTCAGCACCTATATGTTGTGTATCAATACTACCATCTACATAATGCTCAGAGTTTATTTGGTCGTCTGCTATTAATGATCCAACAATAGCATCACCTTGTATATCTTCTGTTTCTATTGGACGAGTTTGTAACTCGTGTATAGCCATTAACGATTGTTCTTGGTTTGCGTTAAGATCTATAGCACGAATAGAAGAACCAGCAGCAAATACAGCTTTAGGATCTTCATTACCATCTGTTTTACCAACAGTGGTTTCTCTATATACTCTAACACGTACACCTGATTTAGGTGCTCCAGAGGTTTCTTGTACAGAACTGTCTATACTGGTATTGTTAAAGTCTATATGAGTAGGGTTGCTGACATTGTCAACAGTATATTTAGTTGTCGCTTGTGTAACTCCGTTAAGAGATACTTTTACATCTTCAGTTTGTATGACTGGGAACGTGTACCTAAATTCCGTACGCGACCCATCACCCGCACTCGGGTTATTGTCAGTATATGTAGTTGCCATTTAATTTAAATTAATTGTTTGGCGGTGGATTTTATTTACGCATGTTTATCATTTCATTGATAGTACCTTGTGAGGCATTATACTTTCTTTTTGTATATTCTTTTTCTTTAGCGATAAGTTCCATAACATCTTCGTCTTGGCTTATCTGTGCCCAAGCTATTTTTTTAGCTTGTTTAAATATTTGTTCTATTCTTTTAACATGAGGAAATAAACTAGGGTCTAAATCATATTCACCATTTTTACGTGCCTCATTCATTTTTGCTAAAGATAATTGCATTCTTGGGTTGGCTGCTAACTTTTCAAATTTCTTAAGAAGATTTTGGTCTCCCATAGCTTTTTGAAATTTTGACCTGACTCCCGGTGCATCACTTAAATCTGTTCCATCAGGAGCACTATATCCTAAAGTTCTTAGATCATATCCACTATTAAAGATAAATTCTCTACCCGGTGAATAATCTAAATTAAATTGAACTGGTGATATAGCATTAAACATACGTGTTATAAAGTTCCAATCTTTTATAGGCTCACCTGTTAAGATGTCAAATTTAGTAGCAAGCTCATCTTCTCCTGCTAATCCTTCAGCATATAAATTTCTATTTCTTATAGAACTCATAATATCTGAACCTAATTCTTTTGTATGTGGATTAAGAACTTTACCTATTTCATTTCTAAGACTAGAAAGAGGAATAGTATTATTCATTAAAGAAGCAAGTATTCTATTTTGTTGTCCGGGCGCACCAGAAAATAAATCAACAAAAGATTGTAACCCTGCTAAATATGATTTACTTGTAACGGTTGAAGCTAAAGCCATAGATAATTTTAGAAATCTATCTTCTGCCCATTCTTCGCCCATTAATTGTTGGTGATCTCCTATATCTCCTACTAAAGCAAGTATTTGGTTGTAAGGTTCAAAAGCATCATAACTAACCCATTGACCAGCTATTTTTACAGTTCTTGGTTTCCAACCAGCATCTAACCATGCTTGTCTTTTCTTTCTATCTGTTGGTCCGTTACCATGTAAGTTTCCAGCTAAGAAAGATTGACCAGCCATAAATATTGCAGCAGAGCCCATAGCAAGTCTTCCTTGTTGAACAGCTTTTGCAGTCATCAAGTCTCTAGGGTTATTAATACCATATTTATTTAAATGTTCTAAGTTTGCACTAGGTTTAGTAAATGCGATGTCATTCCATTCTTTAACCAAGAAGTTAAATCCGGGAGTATGTTTAGCAGTTAAAGTTAAACCATTAATACCAGTTCTTGCAAATAAGAAAAATGGTCTTGCCCATGGTGCATCATTAAAAGTACTTTCTAAATTTTTAGCAAAGCCAGATAAATCCTGAGTTAAAGTAGCTTCTCTTTTTGTATAAGCTGCTGCTTCATCAGTTAAGTTTCCATCGTTATCAAATATCTTTGCATTGAATTTATCTTCAACATTTCTAAAAAATGCAGCGTCAAAGTTTTTAAATCCTCCTTCACCCATTTGTTCAGTTGCTTCTAAAAAAGCTTTTTCTCTAGCTCTAGCTCTACCAATTATCAATCCAAACGCGTCATCAGTAGATGCCATGATTTTAGTAGAGTAGGTAAACATATTAGTGTTGTTTGCCCATCTAGCCATATTAGCCATTCTGTAAACAAGTTTATCCATTAAACTTGCACCTCCAGAATTTTCAACCCAATGACCATACATTGCCCACTGATCGTCTGCTTTAGTTTTTTCTATAAATCTAGTTTTCATAGTAGAAATATCACCACTCCAATAAGAGTTAAGTCTAGATTTAAATAATTCAAAAGATTCTGGGATAGCTTCACGCATAGCGTTTAAGTTTGCTAATCCAGCTCGCATAGTTACAACGTCACCTTTCATTAAACCTCCAAGTGCCATAGCCATTGGACGTGCAAATGTTGCAGAGGCTGTACCCATAACTGCTCGAACTGATGTTTTAGGTCCAGATAAAACACTATGAGTAAAGACAGAACCTAATTCTCTAATAAGAATACCAGTTTCTTTCTTTCCTCCTTTCCATACACCACCTTTAAGTTTGTACTTCATAAAAGCATCAAAGTCATCTAAGGTATGTATGCCTTTTGACATAGAAATTCCTTCAAAGATAGTTTTAAATAATTCATCACCACCTTCTTCAGGAGCTATTTTCATAGCTAATCTAAAAGCATCAATACTTTGCTGTACGTTTTGATCTACGATTTCATCAATCTGGTCTCTAGTAGCACGATCTCCAAGTTCTCTAAATTGTTGTGATATCTCAGCTTTTTGAATAGCTCTGATTCTTAAACCAGCTATAAGCTTTTCAATTAATTGTTGTGCTGGTCCATCTACACTTCTTAGGTCAAATATGTCCTGCATCTCTCTACCACCAATACCAATATCTCTTATTTCTTTCATAAGAGTTCCATTAATAGTATCTATAATAGGAGCCATTTCAGCAGCTACAAACTCATATTCTACACTACCTGTACGTTTGACACTTTCTTTATTAACCTGTGCCCAAAATTCGTCAGGAGTAAAATCAGAAGTATTCCTTCCTTCATAAACTTGTTGAGCTAATTTTGAAACTTTAGCATAATAAACTTCTTTAGGTACTCCTTGTCTTGCAGCAGTTTCGTCAAGACCTTTTAGATAACCTTCACTAACACCTCTTTGTAAAACTTCTTTAACAACCTTTCTAGCTTCTTTAGAACTTTTAGCTACTCTATCTATTTCTACATTAGAAGTAACGGAACCAGCAGAGCCACCTTCAGCTCCCCATCTAGTTTCTATATCATCTAACGACTTAGTAGCAGATTCTAATGATTCAAGTGAAGTTGCATTACCTTGGTGTTGTTGTTTAATCTTAGGATTTTTATAAGCACCAAATCCGGGAAGTTCAAGTTGTTGTATTCCTTTTTCTGCAACTTGGTCTCTTACACTTTCAGCTCTAATGTCAGTAACTTGTTTTAAGTCAACTACTTCTTCTCCTCCTTTGCTATTTTTAACAATAGCTTTTCCAGAACCTTTTACTCCAGAACCTATTATATGAATAAGGTTGTCAAATACAACTCCTAAAGCCATGCCTTCAACAACATTCTTTAGAGTTTTCATAGCAGGATGGTCATGTTCTTGTGTAGCTAGTGGAGTATCTAGCCATGCCCATCTCTGTTTTAACATTCCTGTTACGTTATCTTCTTGAGATGTTTTAGAAGTAAGGTCAAACTTTGCACCAGCAGCAGCACCTTTTATTAAATTACGTCCAGTAAGCTGTTTGGTCTTTCCTAAAAATTTAAACTTAGGAGTTACTTTTAATCTGTGTGCAGCTATTCTAGCTTTTCTTGCTGCTCTTAAAGCTTTAGGTGCATTCTTACCTACTGTCAAACCAGCTCCAACAGCTTTAGCAGCTTTAGCTCCTTTAACAGCTTTAGCTGTAGAAGCTAATTTTGCAACACTTCCTAGCTTTCCAGCTCCCGGAATAGGGACTGCAAGAGTAGTACCAACATGGGTAACACCTCTTACTAATCCTCCCCACCAAGTTTTTGTTTCTAGAGGATTTTCGTCATCTACAAACCAGTCGTCCCATTCAGCTTTATAACCACCTTCTTTATTTTCCCTTGCCATCTCTCCAGTAAAGTAATCAATAATTCTTTCTGGTAAAGTAACAAGAGAAGAGGCAGTATCTTGTACACCGGCTACTGCACCAACAACTGTATCTTTAGCGTAATCACCAAGATTAGCTTTCCTGTTTTTTTCTTCTTCAATTAACGCTCGTTTTCTAGCTTCTTCAGCTTCTAACTCTCGTTGTTCTTGTTCCTTATTATATTCTTCTAGTACTTCTTGTGCTTCACGTTGAGCATTTGCTGCTTCATTTATTTGTTCTTCCGTAAAGCCACCATCCGTAATTTCGATCTCTAAGGATTGATCTTCCATGTTTACCTCGGTAAATAGTAAGTGTTAAATCCAGACACCACCGCAGT